GAGAAAAATAGATGGAGTTTCAAACTAAAAAAAGAATGACAATAAGAGAGAGCAAAGATAAGTTAACTGCTAAACAACAGCAAGTACTAGTCTATGCTCTTAAAGGTTATAGTAATAATAAGATAGCAGAAGTGTTGGGTATAAAGTCTATTACTGTTCGTATACACATGTTCTCAGTGTTTAAACACTTTGATGTACACACAAGAGCAGAGCTGTCAGCTTTGTATGTGTGTGAGTATGCGTTAGAGTTTGAAGAAAAATTAATGAGGGGGTTTTAAATGAAGCAGACACCAAAGGGAGAGCTAAGTCACAAGCAACACGAGGCATTTGTTTTTACGTTACTGGGTCTAAGTGGTGATCAGGTAGCAGAAAAAATGGACGTAGGTGTAGGCACTGTTCGTATACACTTATTGAGCGTGTACAAATATTTTAAGGTAAATACAAAAGCGCAACTGTTGTCTTTATACTTAGATAAGAATAAGATACAGAAAGAGATAGACAAAATGATGGAGGTAGATTAAAAAATGAAAGAAAAAGGTACTTGCTTATATAAGACCAGTTGTCCTAACTGCAATAGTAGTGACGGCAATCAGGTTTACGGCTATTCTAGTATACCTAATGATTCGTTTTGTTATGCTTGTAATACCTTTTTTCCACCAGACAAAAATGAAGTTGTGCAAATTAAACCTTACAAGGCAGATACAATGAAAGATCTAGAACACATAAAAAGTTTACCTATCTTAGCTATCAAGGATAGGCAAATCAGACAAGAGACAGCTTCAATTTATAGGGTTAGAGCTTCAGTGTCTCAGGAAGATGGCACAACTATCACCCACCTGTACTCACCTGATACACTAGAGGGAAAGCTAGTGGGGTATGAGTGTAAGGACACAGCTAACAAAAAGTTTTCTAGCATAGGAGATAGGAAGGGAGAGCTGGATTTGTGGGGTAGTTGGACTTGCACTGGTGGTGGTAATAAGTTGTTTGTTTGTGAAGGGCGGCTTGATGCTATGAGCCTTTTTCAGGTAATAGATGATTTGAATGCAGAAAAATATAAAGCGTTTAAACCTTCAGTTGTTAGTTTGACTAGAGGTTCTTCAGGGGCTGTTAAGGATTTGTTATCTAATAAAGAGCTGTTGTCTAAGTTTAAACAGGTGGTTCTGGTTTTTGACAGTGATGAGGCAGGTAAAAAAGCGACAAAGGAATGCTTAAAAGTTTTTCCTTTGTTCTTGACAGCTAAGTTACCCCTTAAAGATGCAAGTGCTATGTTAACAGAAGGAAGGTCTAAAGAGTTGTATGACGCTTGTGTCTGGAATTCTAGTGTTGAGAGACAAGGCGAGGTGGTTGAAGTTACTGATGAGCTAATTCAACAAGCTCTTGTTAGACCAAAGATGGGTTTAAACACTTGTTGGCCTACTTTAGACAAACTTACATACGGCCTACACCCTCATCAAATAATTGTGTTCGGAAGTTACGCTAAAGCAGGCAAGAGCGAGTGGAAAAATCAATTAATTCATCATCTTACGCAACATCACAATAGACCAGTAGGTGTCTATGACTTAGAAGTACACCCAATAAAGTCTCTAAAACAAATAGCTTCAAAGTTGGCTAAAACAAATTTCTTAAAACCAGATAATGATTATGATGACAGGTTGTTAGCCACTTGTTTAGAAAAGTATAAAGGAAAGTTGTTTATATATGATCGTACAGGCTCTAGGGATTGGAACGATATTAAGGCTTGTATTATTGAGCAACACTTGCTTGATGGTGTGTGTGAGTTCTTCTTAGACCCCTTGACTGCCTTAATAAGCAGGTTTAGCAGTAGTGAGGCTAACGATAGGCTAAATGAGATTATGACTGATCTTGCTGACTTAGTTAACAATTACCCAATAACAGTTATTTGTTTCTCTCATGTTAACGCACCGCCCAAAGGTAGCAAAAGCCACGAAGAAGGTGGTAAGATATTGTCTGGTCAGTTTACTGGGAGCAGGGCTTTGGAGAAGTGGAGTCATTTAGGCTTAGGCTTAGAGCGTGACAGATCAGCAGATTGTCCACCAGATCAGGTTAACCACTCTACAGTTAAGATTTTGTACGATAGAGATTTTGGTGCTAGTGGGTCAGTAGATATGTTTTACGATACTGATACCACAGAATACTTAGAATTAATAAGGAGGTACTAGCTTATGGCTAATTTATATCATTTTGATGGAACAGATTATAACAAAGATCGTGACCAAGTTAGGTTATCTAGTAATCTTGACATACTTAGGGATTACATGGAGGGTAGGGGGTCTTTAACTATTAATGAAATAATTGAAGGTACAGGCTTAAAAAGCCATACTGGGGTCAGTGCTAGTATAAGAGAGTTAAGAAAAGCTAGGCATGGTCACAGGACTGTAGAGCGTAAATATATAAGCAATGGTTTATATAGTTACCAACTAATGCCAAAATCTGCAACACCTGTTAGTGTGGTTAGATCAAATGAATATGTTTTTGATATTGAGACTGATGGTATTGAAGCCACAAAAATACATTGTATTGTAGTTAACGGCAATGAAGTAGATAAAGATTTCTTTACTAGTTTGACAGAAAAAGACACTCTTATTGGACACAATATATGCCGTTACGATATACCAGTGCTTGAGAGGCTGCTAGGTATTAAGATCAAAGCACAACTGATAGATACTTTAGCTTTGTCTTGGTATTTGTTTCCTACTGTCAATAGGCATGGTCTTGCTCATTGGGGTGAGCGTTTAAACATTGAGAAGCCAACTATTACTGATTGGGAAAACTTGTCTCGTGAGGAGTACCTCCACAGGTGTAAAGAGGATATAAAAATAAATCAGAAGCTCTGGGGTTTACAGAAGTCTTTATTAATTAAAATTTATGAAGGTGATTATCAACCACTTGTTCGTTACCTTTCATTTAAAATGAAAATGGGTATGCTTCAAGAAAAATCTAAATGGCAGTTAGATTTAGATAAGGCTAATACTTTGCTCAGTAGTTTAGAGTTAAAGAATCAAGAAGCTATTGATGAGCTATCTAAAGTAATGCCTAAAACAGATAAGACAGCAAAACGCAATAAACCTAAGTTGCCGTTTAAACAAGATGGTACTCTTTCAGCTTCTGGCGAAAGGTGGAAAGCCTTAACAGAGCTTAATGGTTTTACTGTTGAGTACGATAGAGAAATACCAGAGGTAGTTGGCACTGAAGAGCCTAACCCTACTAGCAGTAAGCAAGTTAAAGACTGGTTATTCTCTTTGGGGTGGAAGCCCACTACTTTTAATTACGTTGAAGACAGGCAAATACCACAGGTAAAGACTAAGGAAGGTGAGCTATGCACCTCAGTCAAGAAGCTATGTGCTGACCACCCACAGGTACTAGTGCTTGAGGATATGGCAGTAGTCAAGCATAGGATAGGCTTAGTTAAAGGGTTATTAAATAATGTAGATGAGCAAGGCTATGTCATTGCAGGTATACAAGGCTTGACCAACACTTTGAGGTTTAAACACGCTGTTTGTGTTAACTTACCAAGCTCTCGTAAGCCCTATGGTTTAGAGATAAGGGGGTTGCTTAAAGCTAGGGAAAATATGGAACTGTGCGGTAGTGACATGAAATCTTTAGAAGATCGCGTAAAGCAACATTTCCTTTGGGAGCATGACCCTGAGTATGTAACTGAGATGAGTACAGACGGCTTTGACCCACACCTTGACCTTGCACTATCTGCTGGTGCTATTACCAAACAACAGATGCAAGATTATAAAGATGGCAACAAGACTGATGATATATCTAAAATTCGTTACGATTTTAAGGGGGGGAATTATGCGCTCCAATACGGGGCGGGTATCCCTACGTTATCAAGACAGCTTGGCATATCACAGAAGGGGGCTAAAGTAATCAGTGAAGCATACTGGGAAAGGAACTGGGGTGTTAAAGCTATTAGTGACAGCATGGTAACAAAAAAGGTTGAGGGTTCTACATGGCAGTACAATCCAGTGTCTAAGTTGTGGTACAGTTTAAGAAGTGACAAGGATAAGTTCTCAACCCTATGTCAGGGTACAGGTACTTACTTGTTTGATATGTGGGTAGGGTTCATCTTAAAAGAAAGGGAGCAACTTACTGCTAATTTTCATGATGAAATAATATTGGAGGTCAAAGAAGGTAATAGAGATAAATGTATAATACTTTTAGAAAAAGCTATACAACGGGTTAATAATCTGTTAAGTTTAAACAGAGAGTTAGAAGTTGATATACAGTTTGGAAATAATTACAGCGAAATACATTAATAGGAGAAGGACTATGGGATTTCAACGCAATACATCAGTACAAAAAAGCAATACAATGGAGTACGAGAATCTTGCTGAAGGTGAACATGAAGCTAGGTTAGTTTGGGTTGCTGATCTTGGTAATCAGAAACGTGAATATTTAGACTTAAAACCACCTGCCCAACAGCTTGCTTTAGGGTTTGAAGTATTAGGCTCTACTGTTAAGGTTGATGGTGTAGAACAACCAAGAACTATTTGGTCTAAGCCATTTAATATATTTAATCGTATGTCTGGCTTGAGTACGGAATATGCTTACTACAAATCTTTTGTACCTACTGCCCAAGAGGAAACAGTAGCAGACTGGGAAGCTGTGTTAGGTAAGCCAGTTAATATTATCATTAAGCACTTTAAGAAAGATGCTAACACTTATGATAATGTTGATAGCTTAGTAGCAATACCACAAAAGTATCAAGCTAATGTACCAGAAGCAATCAACACTGATTTCTCTATTGCAGGTTGTGAAGATGCTGATTCACCAGCTATAAAAAACTTGTTTGGTTTAGCTAAGTTTGTTCACGAGAAACGCATTACAGATTTAGATAGTTATCTTGTTGAACTAGAAGCTAAAATAAAAGCTAAAGAAGCGGCTGAAGAAAAAGCTAAAGAAGCGGCTAATAAAGGTACTGCTAGTAAAGAAGCCCACGCAATGGCAGAAGCAATAGCAGAAGTAGAAGCCTTTGAAGATGATATACCTTTCTAATGAAAGCTCTCATTGATGGTGACATCATTGCCTATCGTATAGGCTTTGCTTGCCAAAAGAAGGATAAAGAAACGGGGTTGGTTACGGCTGACCCCAAACTTTATGCTCTCCATTCTACTAAACTATATGTCAATCAGATAATAAAAGATTGTGGTTGCAACAGCTACACTATTTATCTAACACCTAAGAAAACCTTTCGTAATAAAGTAAGAGATGATTATAAGGGCAACAGGAAAGGTATTGCCAAACCTGTACACCTTGATGCTATAAGAACCTATCTCGTTAGTATCTACAAAGCTGTTGTAGTAAAAAACATAGAAGCTGATGATGCTCTTGGGTTGAAACAAGACTCTACTACTATGATATGTAGTATAGATAAAGACTTGTTAATGTGTGAGGGTAATCATTACAACTTTGTCAAGAAAGAGTTTAAACAGGTAATTAAAGAAGAAGGCACTAGATTCTTTTATCAGCAAATGATAACTGGTGACACTGCGGATAATATCTTAGGTATTAGAGGTCTTGGTGCTGTTAAGGCAAGCAAGCTATTACAGGACACCGCAAAGAAAGACTGGGATAGTATGATTATTGACTTGTACATAAAAGAATTTGGCTATGATGAAGGGCGCAACAGATGTGTCCAGAACAGTCAGCTCTTGTGGATTCTCCAGAAGGGTAAACAGATGCCAATGGACTTTAGTTATGAACAAGTATCGTAGCAGGTATGAAGCTAATATAGCTAAGGGCTTAAAGTCTAAGGGCATTAAGTTTGAGTACGAAACAGTAAAGATAAACTACTACTTAAAGAAGAGAGGTAAGTGTCAGAACTGTGATAATGTTAAAAGTATATTTGTTCACAAGACTTACACTCCTGACTTCATAATGGGTAGTATGATAGTAGAAGCAAAGGGTAGATTCACTTCAGTTGACCGAACTAAAATGGCTCAGGTGGTAAAAGAGAATCCTAATCTTGATATTCGTATGTTATTTATGCGTGACCAATGGTGTAACAAAAGTAAAAGCAAGAAGTATTCAGACTGGTGTAATGCTCACAACATTAAGTTTGCTTTTGGTATATCCCTACCTACAGAATGGTTGAAGGAGTTAAGATAATGGATGATGCACTGTACTGTATGTCCTGTGGAACTTGTAATGGTGAGTACAAAATAATTAAATACAATAGGGTATGTAGTCTATGTCGTTATGGTGTTTTGTTTACTGTTAATGAAGTCATAGATATGGTAAATGACCTACAAGTATTAGGGTTATTACCAGAAAACTTTTTTAGTGATAGGACAGAACAAACTTACAATAGAGAGGAGTTAGACTTTGATGATGACCTTCTTTCTGTTGAGCAATCCATAGCACGAGAAGATGCTATGAGAGATATGTATGACATAGACGAGGAGTATTGATATGAAGATATGCGTGATACCAGATACACAGGTTAAGCCTGATGTACCCCTAGACCACCTGTTATATGCAGGTAGGTACATAGCATCTAAGAAACCAGATGTTGTTGTAATGATAGGTGACTGGTGGGATATGGAATCTCTCTGCTCCTATGACAAGGGTAAGAAATCTTTTGAAGGCAGGTCTTACAAGAAGGATGTAGAGTCTGGTAACTTAGCAATGG